TGGCATATTCCATCTCCCTTGTGAAGCTCCAACTCACCTCGCTGTCCTGTGCCGTTATCTGTATGTCTACATTATATCACAATCGTTAGTCTCTGTCAAGTCATTACTGTGGATGAACGTTGATCACTTTCGATCTCATCGAGTACGTTTACGATTATATCGATGTCCTCCTGTGTGTATCCTTCTTTTTGTAATCTAATGATCAACGTATTACGGTCTATATCAGTAAACGTTCTAAATTTTGGCATATTTAGAATGGGATGTCTGCGAGATCAGACGGAAGCATAATCTCGTTGAGCAATTTAACGATTGATTTGTAATTCGCTGGCACGAGTTCGTATCCTGTCTTCGATTTTACGAAATCATCATATTCTTCTTTACTCTTTGGATTCGCTTTGAATTTATTTTTGATCAATCGTACGATCTCTTCTTTATCTTCGAGATCACTCCTCGATGGAATCTCCATCGGCTTCTCGATCTGCACACCACCATCATCTATGACGAGTTGGTCTTTATCGGAGCATTCTTTGAACGCGATCGATTTAATATCTTCCAATTTTGCGATTTCTGCCTTCTCTGAATCGGATAATGGAGTATTGCCACGTCCCGGTAGAATAGTGTATTTCCTGATCGGTTCTGAATCATCAGCCGTAACAGTAATATCATATGGTGGGATATCACGGTCGAATTCATACCCGGCTTTTGCATCGAGATCAGCTATTGCGTAACCTACACTCGCTGGTAATTCGGCAAGTTGGATTTGCCCGTTTGTACGGTTTATCACCCATACAACGAGTCTATCTGTAACTCTTGCAGGTTTACCTGAACGGTCCGGAGGTGAAACTTTCGCTGTTTCCGTTGCATTCTCTCGGTGTTTGAAAGACTCCACGGTGTTGCCATGGAACACTTTATACATAACTTCCATCTCTGACACGAGGCGGATTTTTGTATCCCCCTCTTCGAATTTTAAGAATTTACCTCCACGTTCTTCTGCTGTCTTTCTGATATCTGATACTCGCATATGATTATTTGATTATTTTTAATATACGTCGTTCATCGTTTTGATGTTCAACATATGGAATTAGTGGTGTTATTTCACATTCTAGATGTGTTTTTGACGTTTTGATTAGATAATCATATATCGATTTAGCATCTTCATCGTTATCGAACGTTACGGCATTCCCATCAATCAACCATGCGTGCAATCTAGCCATCAATTCCCAAATTTTTGTCGATCGTCGAAGTTTTGTAATCTCACCGAAATCTACACGTTTACAGATTTCTATTATACATCCGATAATGTTTTTTGCTACTTTTGGATCAAGATTGTCATCACGTTGAATCGATAACAAAACTGTTCCTAATAGATAACCCAACTTTGGATCTTCTAATTCATCCATTATCGCGTGTCTAACTTCGTCTAGTCTATAACAGACGAGGTTTTTTTGTTTAGGCGTCATCATAATCCTCTCGCTTTAAGATCTAATTCAATACGTGATTTTGTACCTTTTGATTCTAGAACCTCTTCCATTATCATTGTTTCACACATCACGTCATAACTGGTGTTCTCATTCATTAGATGTTTTTCAAATCTAAATCCGTCAACATTCTTAATTAATGAATCCAACGAGAACGCCAAGAAGTTGAAACATCGAGGCAACGATTCACGATACACAGAAGAATCATCTAACGTTCGTGCCAATCCTTGATTAAGAAGCGTATTCAACATGACGTTGCAATCCGAAATTACCATCCGCATCAACCCTATAATACGTTCAAACTTATCTGGGTTAGTCTGCTTGTGTACTAACGTTGAAGATGCCGTTTTATCCTTCGATTTTCTCTTTAACATCCCAAGTATGATAAGATATCTAAAATCTTGTGCTATCTTATTCGCGATTAGCGCGACATCCATGATTTTGGTTATCATCAATAATGCAGAAAGTTGCATCCAAGTCTGTGTAAGTATCACTTCAGGCTCGATGTTGACGTCCAACGTCTTATGTAATTCCGTATTCGCATTGCTCAACATCTTCATTACATCCGGTAAATCAAGGTGCATATCACCAACCGATCCTTTGAACCCACGGACCGGAATATCGATACTCGTCTGGATTGCAAGTAGGTTGAGCCATGTCATAAAATATGACGTTGCTATTACCTGTTTCGCCGGGATGAGATGTGTGTATGCGATCGTTGGTGTGTCACCTTCCTTCTTATGCTTTTCAGATAATACCTCGAATAGTTTTTTTCTCAATCCATCCAATACGACGAATGAATCTCTACAACATAGGACACGAGCGGTATCTGTGATATCTGACGAAGTAAGGCCAAAATGTGCATTCGGTCCTAATAATCCATCCGCAATGTTCATATATAACGCATGTACTACTTCATGATCGGATTGCGTCGCCGCTTTTATAAGCCGTTCTTTTGTCTCTTCATTCAACGCGAGACATTTAGGTATATGCTTCTCATGAATCCTCCACAATTCTAACCACAAATGCTGTATATTGTCATTTGACCAGATCTTTTCTATTTCTGAATATACGTAATTCATAGACGTGAGATGTTTATGATCAATGCTCCGTCTTCAAATCGTTCATCCTCTCCGATCCATTTTGTTTTTCTGTTCTTGATTACGGAATATGGAATATGTTTCTTAACTTCTGAACATGAGACATATCCACGTACATTATTCCTTGTTAAGATTTTGTTCTTCGTACCACGTTTTTTCAATTCTAATACAACCCCATCACTATTAATATTTTTTATCTTCGCGTAATTGAATCCATCACAGATATATGATGGCAATTTAAGATAGATGGAATCTCTACCACCATTCTTAACTAGGTATACTCCAACGTTAAATTTCATATCTTTTTCTTTTTCATCTCCTTCTTAACCCTCTTATGGAATGCCTCATCCGATTCGATAGCGGTTACTTTAAACGCTCCGAACACGCCTTGAACGATTGTCTCACCCCAGATATCTGGTAATCCCTCTGCACATTGTTCTGCAGAATCGCGTGAATTGAACGAAGCTTCAAATATTAATTTTTTGTTCATAACCCAGTAGAACCAAAACCACTATCACCGCGTTCAGTCTCTGGTAACTCTTCGACTTCGACGACAGGAGGTGTGAAGGCAGGCAGAAGGATACCCTGTGCTACACGATCTCCAATTTCTAGAACGACGGGTGAGTCAGTCTGATTGTTAACTATTGAATAGATCGGTCCGGTATAACCGTTATCGATGATCCCCGGAACAACGATCAAATTCCTCTTAATAGCAGAACTTCGATTGATAATCATCATGAAATACCCATCTGGTACTTTCACAGCCGCATCTGATGGAACGTTGAATCCAATTGCATGCGCCGGGATGATCGTTTTTTCAGACACTACAATATCATATCCAACGTCTCCTTTCTTCTTAGGTTGCAAGATCCCGATCCATCCTTTTTTTACAATTTTTGAGAGTAGTGATAAAACCCCAATATTCTCTTTTGATTTCTTTTCGAAGAGCTTATTCGCTGCAACAGTCCATGGATGCCGTTCTTCTTCCGTTTCATCCATCGGATTCATCCAAACGCCTCGTGTGATAAGGAGCATGATCACACCATAATTGATGAAATCGATCATTGAATCTTCATTCAACGTTCCATCGTTCATCACGCGATCGAGTTTTGTAGAAGCTAACGAAGCCGCTTTGCTGATCGTCATTCCATTCATCCCATATCTACGATGGCGTTCAAAGAATATTTGTGTTGCCTCTTCGAAGATTACTCGTACGTCTTTTTGATTCGCCATATTAATTGTGTGTGATGTCAATTACGGTGTCACGTGAGACTCCTACGTATTTTACGAACGCTCCCGTTGCCTCTTCAAACTTATTGAGGTACGTTCTGATCTCCGACCATCGTGACAATCGGCACAATTCTTGATGTGTTTTTACATTTATTACTTCCGGAAATACGTAATTGAGGAACGTAATCGCAAGTTGTGTCGGACGCTCACGATGTGCCGTTGCTTTAAGAGTATCCCAATCGATATCAGCTACGCGTCGCAACTTCTTTGTGACCGTCGTGATTTCAAAGAATGATTTAATCTCATCGAGTGTCTCTTTTCCGTGCAAACTTTCAATAATTTCAAGCGTGCGTCGTCCGACCTTCGTAAGTTCTGTCGCGAATTTCTTCCTCTCTTCATCCGTGAGAGTATGTGGAGGACGTGGGATTCCAAACTCGCCGCATGCTTTAATCTCGCATTCTTCAAACTTCGTTAGTGTTTCTTCTGAAACGATACATCTATCCTCACAAATTTGATCCCACGATTTCTTTATACGACGGGCAATCTCACACCATGAGATCTCTTGACCCATCGGGCCAGAATTCCCGGCAACGCGAATAGGATACGTGCGTATCACACCCAACACTTCAACATCGAGTGATGGTGAGATTCCTGATTCAACCAACCATTGAGCGGCTCCGGTTGAACGACTCGTGACGTACGGATATGAACCATGAATAAGATCAAGCTCCGCACCTTGTGTTCCTTCAATGATGACCGTCTTCCCATCATCGATCGCATCATTGAGATATTCAACGGTGTCTCCGTATGCGAAATCTTCCATTCCTCTAATCAAAAATCCATACGGTCCAGCGAGTTGGTACGTATCTTCACGATGCATGCGATCTTGAATCGCTTCCATGCAACCGTGTGCGGTAGATCCGATTTTCTCGTGAAGGTGATTATCCTCTTCGGCCTTCATATGCGCGCTTTTATGTACCCCAGCGCGAGCGTCGATGAGAATACGCGAAACAGGATCAACGCCAGTTGCCTCTTGAATTCGTTTCCGCTCTTCCATAAGAACGTTGAAGTCGATATACGCACCTCGACCAACAATCATTTGAGCTTTCGGATTTACCCACCCAACAGGAAGCTGTTGCATGGCATAGAACCCTCCCTTATAAGGAACGGTATGTCCGGCGTTGATCGCACCTGTACGTACTACGACGTGTTCATCTTCGATCTCATTAGAGAGATGGCCTAACACGGTCCCCTTAGCTTCTGAACCAAATTGTAAACCTACGGCCACGATTACGCGTCCCTTTTGCTTTGACATATGAAACGTTTGATTGAAACGTTAGTTATAAGTTCAACCGCCGGATCAGATTCTATCTATCTTCATGACGTATGGAGAATGCAGGTGTTTGCCCTACTTACATGTTACATGCGTTTTCCGGCGGTTGAATCTGTAACGAACTATACAAATATTATATCACATCTGGAGATGCCTGTCAAGGTGTCTTCATCCACAGGTTGATGTCAAAGATTACTTGACAAACTTCTGAAAACGTGATATAATGGAGTTACAAGAGGCACGACGGCAAGGTAAAGGAGGGAAGAACGGACACGTCTGATCTTCCCCTCCGACACACCGAAAATCTAATCAATCTAAGAGATATAACCAATATGAATGTTCTAATCATCAAATACCCGAACGGAAGATCAGAATGTCGAACAGGAGAGGAGGCCGCACAAACGTTAGAAAAAATCAACGTGAGTAGGATTACCCTTGAAGCTCTTAAAAGTGGTATTCCATTCAATCATCCAGACGGTCGTATAATGACGATCGAGAATGAAACACGCGTTTGTAATGGATGTGGAGCAGAATTGGATGAACAAGGTTTTTGTACAGCCGGAATTTCAAAAGCAGATTAATTAAATCATAATCAACAAGTCATATGATCACTCTCCCAACGTCAGTTATTAAATCAGCTCGCCAGTTAATGCGAGAACGTCCTCGCCCCATGCAGACGCTCTTCAACAATCTCATGGATATTCCGGCAGTCCGGAAGTGGTGGAAGGAAGAATGCGAAACAGAAACAATCGCGGATATTATGGAAGCGTTGGAAGATTGCACGAATCCGTTCAATAAAATTGCGGAGGATCAAAAAGAACAGCGAGAGATTATCGAAAGCGTGATCGGCGACACGAACCCGGCGGAATTGCAAGAAACAGCAGAACGTGAAGGTTTCGATGCCCCGATCGTTGGTGAATGTATCAATGACACGTTACAAATCACGAATTCGGAAGACAAAAACACGCCGATCAAATGTTCTCGTTTCGCAGGAGGAATCTGCAAGAATGCCGATCCTAACGGAGAATGTCATTGTGATTGTGGAGGTAAGAATCATGGGATTAATCGATAATAAATATGGGACTCTTTTCAATTTTCGTCGGCAATAAAGATTGGGTCAGAATCGGTTCTTCACCGTTCTATGATGTCGCCGTGAAGGTAGCTAAGGAATCGACTGATGGATTGAACCGTCATGCAAAAGTCGTAGATGATGATGGTGAAATCGTATGGCGCTCCGGCGTCGCGGAAGTTAAGAATAATCAAAATGTATGATTGAGACAACAGCACAAAAATTCGTCGCGAACATTGAATTAACACGTGAAACGAAACGTAAATTAAGAACGTTGTGGTTAGAACGGAATGGTATGATCAAAGATCTACGTGTGTTTTTCAAAAGTAGACCGCGTGGTGTATTTGAGTACGCAATTTTAAAATTGCGTCACGTTGACGAATTAACGTATCTACAAATCGCTAAAAAGTACGACGTGACGTGTGAGCGGATTAGGCAGATCGAAGCAAAACTTTTAGATGTCATTAGATACACTAAAGATCAAAACGTATGACAAATTCATTAGCTGGCCGGATGGCCGCAAAAATCAAAATTAGAGATACAATCCTCGATCGTCCGTATAGATTCGATTTCGGGAATGTGACGACATTGCGGAAGCTTATAGAAGAAAATCTTAAAACGTTGAGAGCATGGAGGGTCAAGAAGGTTACAAAATCCGGGAAAGAATCATATAGGTATTATCTAATGACCGTTGAAGACGACCCGGAGATACAAATTCCGAAATCCGTTTTTGAATGGACAGAACAGAAGTTAGAAGAACGAAATATATTATGAGCAGACTCGAGAATCAAATTAAACGGATCATGGAGGAGAATGATGAGACCACGAATGATGATTCAAAACTCATGTGTGAAGTTTGGCGTCGGCATTACGACGTTATGATTCATAGGTCGGAAGACGGGACCGAATGGATCAGATTGGAGAATATCGAAAAGAGGCGATTCCCTACGTTCGCAGACATCCAACGGATTAGATCAAACATTCAGAATGTACAGGGAATTTTGCTCCCGACAGATCCTAAAGTGCGCGAATTCAGAGCTTCGCACAAGAAAGATCACAAATCTTACATGGAATATCTCGATCGTCTAGATAAACAATATCCTAATTAACAAATTTATGAAGAATCTAAAATTAACGATCAGTTTTAACACGGTGGAAGAGTTACAGGAATTTTTGACATCTTGGAAAACGAGAACGTCGGAAGTGGAGACCGTGGTAAAATTTGAGAGGAACGAACGCTTGGATATTGAACCGGAAATTCTGGAGATGCGCGAACGCCCGCCGCTCCGGGAATATAAAACTTACTACGGGAAAGACGGAAAGCAACCATTCGTGCCAGTTAAGAATTCAAAACCTTCGAACAAGAGCAACAGATGGACGAAAGATGAAGACGAATTCTTACGAGCGAACATCGTAAAAGAGGGTTTGTCATTCTGTGCCGAGGAGTTAGGAAGAACTAGAAATTCGGTGAGCACTCATTGTGTTGGTCTTAGAAAGAAAGACAAAACATTCCCGCGTATTATATCGGAATTCAATTACAAAAAGCAGAATGAACCGTCTATCAAATCCGCTCATACCCATACAATTTCAGATCTTAGGTTGAGAGAGAAATATACAAGCAATGGGATGGTTCGGGCGAATCTTGACAACTTCGAACGATCATGATTTAATGTGTTAATGGAAAAGAATGATACACAACGCTTGGATGTTGTGCGACTGGCCAGTCGTTTTTTTCCTACGCTTAACCCGTACAGTGATGTGCGGGTTTTGTGTGTAGCCCCTACAGGCTTATTGAAATAATAGTACCAGACGTTACAGCCGGAGGAAGCCAGAATCTGGCAATAACGATTGGAGAATCGGTCCCGCTCACCACAGAACTTGTTAGTACAAGCTGAAAATGCGGTTAAAATCATCATTCATGGGACGTGGAACTGGGAACCCGCGTGTCAGACACAACGTGCAAAAAATCCAGGCAACGGGTGAGTATTCGATCTCACATATGGGCTACGTCCTGGTCGCTGAAAGAACGCGTAATCGTTGGTTTGATCTTGAATGAAACTTAAAAATGGAGAATTTGTGATTTTTTTCTCTTGTCGTCTTCGTTTTTCGTCTGTTCTTTCAACGGGAAGTCCCATTGTATGTGGGAACACAAACATGATAAAATGTAAACATTCGCTTGCAAATATGATTAACCCCACTTCTGCGTAGTTACCGTCAACTAAGACGGCGAAACTATGCAATATGATTTTCGCAAAGGCAAAGTTTACGAAATGGTACGCAGGCATTAAATACTACACTCGAAAGGATTGGAGAGAAGATTGCCATGTGTGTAAATACCCGCACATCAGAAGGTGGAAAAAAGACTGGAAGCGTCAAACAGCTATCAAGTCTCGCCGGAGGAAGATAGAGGACGAAACGCCTTACAAGAAGTTGAGTGATCCTTGGTACTTCGATTGAATTGTAAAGAGTAATACACATTTTACACTAATAAACATATGCCGTTTACAGGAAAATACGCTCCTAAACCATACGATCCGGTAGAAACACCGCTTCTTTTGCTTGATCACTTGGGATCTGGACATTCTTTCTTATCGTTCGGTGCGATTGTGAATGTCACACGTGAGACTCTTTATAACTGGTTGGAGATGCCAAGTCGGCCTGAATTTGCAGAGGCAAAGAAGATTGGCGAACTTCATCGTGAGAAATGGTTTGAGGATGAGATTCAGGCGGCTAGATTCTTCGGGTCGAAAGAGCGCAATGTTGCACCTTTGCTCTTCTTGGCTAAGAACATGACGAGTATGAAGGATATCAAGACTGTGGCCGGGAATGGCGACGACGGAGAGATCCAAGTCAAAATCCGCGTTTTTGAGGAGAAACCCAACGGAGATAAAGGGAAGGTCAAGGAAGATATAACAAAACAGGTAGTTAATGGTATCGTTGAGGATGCGATGACTGATGAAGAATAATGAAGGAGATCGAAATTCCGTACAAATTTGAACCTAGACCTTATCAAAAGGTTGTCTTTAATGCTCGTGATCAAGGATTTTCACGTTTCGTTGAAGTTTGGTGTCGTCGTACTGGGAAAGATAAAACTTTTGTAAATTTTACTAGTCGTGAGATGATGCGTCGGGTTGGTACTTACTTTTACGTCTATCCAACATACGCGCAGGGTAGGAAAGCCGTTTGGCAGGGGATGGACAAAGACGGATTCAAATTCATTGATCATTTCCCGGCTGAACTGATTGCGAAGAAGAACGATACGGACATGCGTATTGAATATAAGAACGGGTCGTCTTTCCAACTGGTTGGATCTGATAACATCGATGCACTCATGAGTTCAAATCCGGTCGGTGTCGTGTTTTCTGAATACTCACTTCAAAATCCGATGGTTTGGAGTTACATCCGTCCGATTTTACGTGAGAATAAAGGTTGGGCGGCATTCGTTTATACTCCACGCGGTAAAAATCATGGTTGGGACATTCTGGAAGTCGCAAAACGTAACCCGGACCGTTGGCATCTTTCAATCGTGACGTGTGAGGATGCAAAAGATGAAAATGGAGATCGTTTTATAACGGCCGAAGATATTGAACAAGAACGGAAAGAAGGAATGGGAGAGGATATGATTCAGCAGGAATATTACGTTTCATTTGACGTTGCTTTAGCCGGTGCATATTTTTCAGAAGAGATCAAACTGGCAGAACAAAGGAATCAAATTGGAATTGAACGCTGGGAAGAATTGCTCCCTGTTGAGACTTATTGGGATTTGGGGATTTCAGGTCAGGATACATGTGCGATTGTTTTTTATCAGAGAGAGGGTAACAGGCATAGGATCATCGATTATTATCAAAATAGCACTAAGGGATTTGATCACTACGCGGAGGTTTTAAAGAATAAACCTTACAAATACGCATGTCATTATGTCCCTCATGATGCAAGGAGTAAGGAAAGGAGTACTGGAAGAGAGCAATACAAGACGCTTGCGGCACTTTTAAGAGAACCTGTTGAAGTTTTACCTCGTCCTCGCACGATCCAAGATAAAATTGATGCTATCCGGTGGCTTTTGAAGAAACTTTATGTAGACAAAGGTAATTGCCAACAGCTTGTTAATGCTGTAAAATCGTACCAACGGGAATTTGATGAGGAAAAGAAGATCTTCAATAATATTCCATTGCATAATTGGGCTTCTCATCCGGTCGATGCCTTATCCTATTTAGCACTTAAATTAAAATCAGAAATACCAGAAACGTCGTTTTCAGGAGGTCAGAATCAAAATGAAGATTACGATGATTCTTCTGGTCTAAGAACATAATATGCCTACGGATTCAGCTTCAAAAGCGGACGTACTCCTGAAACAGGAATTTGAGAGCAAATTTCCTTATTCTCCAGAATCGTTTGGTGAAGAAGAACGAAAATTTGTTGAAGAATTGGAAGCGTCTTTTGTTACGGCTAAGAGCCTCGCAACACGACCTTGGGATTATTTTCAACGTCGTACTCTTAATGATTGGTTGACTTTTAATGAACAGGATTCATATGCCCTTGGTTATCTTACACGCAAAGATTCATGGCGTAATAATAATCGTTCGTTGATTCAACGTGAGAAGTTGGAAGCCGTGATGGCCGCAGTTGCTGATGCGAACTTGCAATGTGAACCTTCAACATTCTCGATGTATGGTGACGAATTAAAAGATGTTTCAGAGGGAATGGAAGTTTTACTTGAGCATGCACGTGAATTGAATGATCACGAGGAGAAAGATAGGATGAGTGTATTCTCACTTTTACGAGATGGTACAAGATGTGAAGATGTGACGTGGAGGGTTCTGAATAAGCCGTCACGTTCGATGTCTTCAATAGACTGGTCAACAGGTAAATTTGAATTTGCTGATACAAAGAAATTTGAGAAAGACGAACGTATCTGGACGCAAGGTAGACCGCTGAATAGGATCTTGCTTACGAACTTTAAACAGCCTGACATCGAACAGCAAGCGACTTGGAAGATTACGCCGATGTCATATGAACAGGCAAAGACGATGTTCGGAAAATGGGATCGTTGGAAATTTGTCCGTCCCACTAACTCGCAATTATTTCTTGAAAACGATACTCCATCACAGACTGAACGTCAATGGCAGACCGAAATGCGAGATGTTATTGTTCGAGTTTTTGAGAACCCGTTGGCAGATTCTTATGCCGTGTTCTTGAATGAGGTCTTGATGTCTCCTGTTAATTGTCCAATGCCTAGTCGCTACACGTCAAAACGGCACTCTTGTACGTGGTCTGTACTCTTCCCATTTGATGAATATTTCCCGTATGGTGATTCGTTCTTACGCCGGATGCATAATAACGCTGTGCTTTTGGATTTCGTAGAGAATGCGCTTGTTGATCGTTCACGTCAGGAAATGGAACCGCCAGTAATCACTTCGTTTAGGACGATTTTGAACCGTCATATGCGTGCTCCCGGTCGTTCTACACCTGTGGGTGCGGAATTCAAGATTGAACGGTTGATTCCGGATGGTGCGAATGTGATCAATCAAGGCTTGATGATGGCAGAGTTTATCAGGGAGAATATTGATCGTGGGTCTGTCGCTCCAATCATCCAAGGTCAGGGAGCACAAAACGCACAGACAGCGTATGAGATTAAACAACAGGAGCGTGCCGCATGGCGTACGATTTGGAACGTCCTATTCGCAGTCGCGATGATGAAGAAGCGACGTGAGGAAGCGATGCTGAATCTGATACTTGAACATTACCCGACGATGCAAGGGGGTACAAAGATGAAAGGTAAGATCTCTGATACCGTTGGTGGGATCTCGCGTGTGTTCTCGTCAAAACGTCCAGTTGGCCCCTCTGGAGAAATGGGACAATCAAGAGTTGCATTCGCAGATTTTGAGAATGTTGATAACGTCCGTAAGTTGCAGGAAGAAATGAACAAAGATGAAATGGCGTCTTCTAAAACGTCTGAACCTCGTAAATGGACGTTGATGGATAGAAAAGCAATCCGCGAGCATAGACACGTGTTGTATATCGCGGTGAATCCGGCTGATCGCAAGAGTAAACGTTCAACGCTTGCAAAGGCGAATGAGGATTATCTCAAATATCGTGGTGATCCGGCGATCAATCAACAGAGGAATGCAAAGGAGATGCTCGTTAAAGATGGTAAAGATCCAGATGATGGGTGGATCGTTGAGCAACAACCGATGTTGCCACCGGGTCAGGGAGTACAACAACCTCAACCTCCAACGCCACAGCAAAATCCGATGACAACGATTCCAGAAGAGGGTGCATTATCACCTATTCAACAGTAAATTATATGCAAAATGTAATCATCCACCAAGATAACATCGGTAAAACGATAACAGTCGATGGTAAAGAGACTGAAATCTCTTACATCTCAAAGAATGGTGCATTCGTTCGTGTAAAATCAGAAGAGGGGACGTCGATCATCCATGATTATTCACTTAGTAATATCACTGGTGGTAGATTGAAAGTGTCGTTCACTAATGGCGAAACGTGGGTCGAAATTTCATTAAACGCAGTATGAGTATATATTCAAAGGCGTTCTTGAATTCGTTTAAGCATGTTGATCCTGAAATCCTAGAAAACGGACCAGAATACTCAAACGGTGAATTGAACGGTGAGTATCTTAAAGGCGCACGTCTTGTATTGAATAATGAAACATGGAAGAAAGAATTTTCGTTCAGGATCATGGAAAATGCAGAGTTATTGCGTTCAGGCGATGAGAAGGTAAGAGATAAAGCGATTGGCGCGTTAAACGAACTTGAATTCTTCTCTGCACGCTTTGAATATTTAGAATCTCTGCTAAAGGGGATGGAGGAAGACGCGAAAGCGAAGGAGGAAGAGGAACAGGCAGAATTGAATGGTCTTAAAACTTATGAATCACTCCCTATATGATCGTTGAGTTAGACGAACTCATCAAAAAGCAACCGTCGGAATTGACGGATGAAGAGAAGACACATCTCCGTGAGAATAAAGATGACCTTACGGATGAAGAACGCGAGATGTTTAAGGAGGTTTTGAATGATGAACCTCCGCAGGACGATGGTAAAGTTACCGTTTCAAAGTCTGTCCTCGATAGAAAAGACATCGCGGCTAAGAATGCAAAGAAGCGTGCTGATGAAGCGGAAGCGGAAGTAGCACGTCTTAAACAAATTACAGAAGGTAAAATTCCACCAGAGACTGTTTCAGAAGAAGTAAAAAGACAGTTAGCGATAACTGAACGTGAGCGTAATATCGAGAATGCCGCCTCAAAACTAGCAACGAACGATGATGAAAAGAAAGCGATGATCGAATATATGAATATGTCGCCTAGTACAGGCGATTATTCGACGGATGCTGAAATCGCTAGAAATTTTGTCCATCAACGTGCGAAGGCTAAAGAAGGAGTGTCTGCCCCGATTATCCCAGATAACGTGCAACCCCGTCAGATTCCATCTGGAACGGCAACAGAAGGTCAACGTAGATTAGCCTCGCAGATGGGACTCGCAGATGAAGACTTAAAGAGATTCAATAACGAAATTCAACTCTAATATATGAGCGAAGAACTCGATAAGGAGCTTCCATCTTCTCCGGTGGAACAGGCGATTGAACAGATCGGAATACTCTCAAAAGCAGTAAGCGATCTTACACGTCAGAATGAAATCCTTTCTAGGAAAACTGGTATTGATACGTCAGTCGTAGAGGGAGATACGATAGATGCTTTCGGTCATATTGCCGTTTCTATCGATGGCAAGAAGAATGTAATCGGATGGCGTTATATCGTTGGGAGCGGTACGATCATCGATACTCAATCGTATGCGATTACAGATAATCAGATGTATGAAGTGTTCTATGATGATGGTACTGTAGACCGTCTTCCATACGAGAGTTTCCGAAATTTGATTTGCAAGAAACATCGCCCGGTGAAGATCAAAGATTTACTTATCCAATCATCTGAGCAGGGTTCGTATGGGATGTACTTCCCAGATGGTTCGTATCCCTACCATTTCTCTCTCTTTGGTGAAAAACCTAAAGAAGTAAAATCGTATAAGGAATTGCGAAATTCGATGGTAAGGGTGTCTTTCGTAGGTGAGAACACGGATGTCAAGATGTCGAAGCGAGATTGGGAGACTGGTAAGATGGTACGGATTATCCTCGGTCGTAAGGAAGGAGAATCTGAAATCTACGACGGTGAGGAGAAGTGGATTCATAATTACGCAATCAACCCCTAATATGGAAGAGAAGAAGCGTTATTACGGTGGAAGGCTTGTAGAAGAAACAGAAGAAGTTGGGAATGACCTCCTCGATGTTCATTTTTCCGACGGAGAAGAACCGAAGATTGAACGGATGAGTCTTGAAGAATTCGAGGGGCTTACATTCGACGAACCGAAGGAAGGATTGGAATTGTATGAAGCATTTATCAAATGTACATCTCCATTACAAAAGCGGTTGATTGGAGAATTCGATAAATGGAATATCCGCTTTGATGATCTCTATCGTTTCCGTGATCTTTTAGGTCAGGTTTGGAATTCTGCAAAAGAAAAACTCTATCGTGAAGTGTTCGGTATCGGTCAGTATGATGAAATGAAGATCTCCGATACCACAAAGAAGGCAGAAGGAATGAAAATTACACCGTCTGACAAGATTACAGAATTAGAGGTTGATCTTTTGTCTTTGATGGTTAAACATGATCTCAAATTTGTTAACTGTCATGAGACTATTGAGAATGCGTATGAACACGTGATGAAAGAATTATCGGTCATGCAGAAACAAGTGATTGAACAGACGATCGGCGTTAAATACGAATTCATTCGTTTAGCCGATATCCAACAATATTATGCTGCAAAGGAATCTAGTACCGTGGATGGAGAGAAGCAAAAAGACGATCAAAATAACGCGTAGTTACACAGGAACATTTTCGGCTTTCAGTTGGAATGGTAAACTTCTAGCTCGCGCGAAGACCAAAGAAGAATTGGAAACGCGCGTGGCGAGGATGTTAGAAGCACAAGACCCCGCATTATAACTTGCGGGGTTTTTGCTATTGGTATATAATACGTGTATTAAAGGCCCGACTTAATTTCGGGGTATCGGCCAGACGATGTAAAAACTTTCTGGGCGGATTTACTCTCCAAGTCCGAAGGTCACAGGAGAGGGGCAAAAAGGAGTTGCTCTAGAGATCACAGATAACAGTGGTCTATTTTGCATTATAAATTTAACCTCAAATTATGTCATTAAACGGGACATCTACGATGCTCGTAAATACGACAGACCTTCCTGATTACGTCGCTAACCTTAAAGTGATGTTTCAGAAGGGCTTCGGCGAATTCATCGATGAGAGTAAGTCGGCAAAGCAATTTTACCAGACCCTTTATATGGGTCCTGGACAGGGGATGACCTTCCGCGTGGAAGAGCAGATCTCCGCACGTGCACCTGCTAAGGTTACTGCAGAAGGTGATAACTTCCGTACGACTTCAATCGCTCCGGGTTATTACAAGGATGTGACAGTCCGTCGTATCACGACTGATGTCGCCTACACTTGGCAATGGGAATATCATAACAAGTATCCTTCTCAAATCAACAACCTCTACAACGACTGCGGGCGCAACCTTCGTTATCGTATTGAATTAGATTCGATTCATCGTTTGTCCTTCGGTGTCGATACTTCGATGACGGACTTGGATGGTCGTACTGTCGACCTTACAGTTGGTGACGGTTTCCAATTGTTCTATTCCGCGCATACTCTCACTTCGTCTACGCGTACGTATCGTAATCGTCTTGCAGGAAACCCGGCGATTGCAGTTGGTACGATCGAGCAGATGATTACGAATTTCAATCAACAGACGTTTGATAACAAGGGAACACGCTTCCTTGCTTATCCGACTGTTCTTTTGGTCGGTTCTGATGAGACCCAATACAACGCGGCAAAACGACTCTTTGGTTCCTCTGGAGATCCGGAAGGTGGGCATTCTGGCGTCTTGAATCCTATTCTTGGAACGAAACGCGTGATTCAACATCAATTCTTGGATACGGATAAGGATGGTTATGTTGATTCCACGAAATCCGCTTATGCGATCATGATCGACACGTCGCAGGCTCTTGGTTATCTCGTGGTGACCGAAAATCCGACTGTCACCCTTCCTACGATTGCGAATGGTGGTATCGTCTTCTCAAATGAGAATCGTGAAGTTAAGGGTTCTTCAACGTACGAACATTGTATCCTTAACCCGCGTGCTGTTCAGATGACAAGCGGAGACGGACAAGCCTAAATCTAAACGGATATGCCATTAAAACTTGAAGTAGTTTCTGCAGAGATCACTCATGATCATTGGAATTATATGGCGAACGGTACGACCGTTACGCTTAAATTGAAGAATGGTTCCACACGGATCGTGACACTCGCAGAGGCAGACGCAGAGGGTATCGAATATCGTGAAGTCACGGAAAAACCCGAAGAAAAGCATGAAATTACGAAGACCGCAGAAAAGGTGGAAGACGTAACGGAAGAAAAGACAGATACCACGGAAGTGAAGACGGAAGATCAACCAGAGGTTAAGGAACCTGTCACGAAGGCAGATTTCCATGAAGCTCTTGAACTTCTCGGTGTAGAACACCCAGCAAACTTAAAGCTGGACGAATTGAAGACCCTCTATGAAGATGCCTCCAAAGTCGAAGATGAAAAAGAAGTCGAAGAAGTCAAAATCGAAGAGTAAGAAATCTTGTTAATCAATTAAAACTCTAGATATGTTGAATCCATACTCGCTCTACGGCAAGTTTGCGAACGTTCTCAAACCTACTCCGGGGAGTATTGGAAGGGTCTTCATCATGTGCGCTTCTGATTCTGCTCTCATTAAGCAATATCAAACGCAATTCCCTTCTAATCGTGATGGTGGTTATGGCGTTTCAGCCTCTCCATCTATTCATAGTACATGGGCTTCGGTGATCACACAACTTGGAACAAACCGTGGTGATGTCATCTGTATTGATCCGTCGTTCGCGACAGCACCGACGGTTGCAGAACGTGCCTCGCTTGAATCAGCCGGTGTGGTTACTTACGTCGCTGGTCAGACACGTCTCGATGGTGTGATCCATGTTTACCGTGCGACTGATACTCTCCCACAAACAACGACCGAGGACATATTCACGGTTCATGGGCGTATTAAACTGTTGAATATCATCGGGACGGTTACGACGATTATTCAAACACAAACGAATAATGTAAAGTTGATTTCTGATCCAGATTCAACTACAGCAGGAGTCGCGACTGATCTTTGCGCGCAGGCAGATATCACGGGTGATGCCGTTGATAGTATTTTGTATATTACTGGTACTCTCGCTAACGCGTTGCAGGAATCTGCTGTTGGTGCTCAACTTTATCAAGCTACTCCATTGATCATCCCGAAGGGGAAGATTCAATTGTATGCTGATGCTTCATCTACTGGGTCGATCAAATGGAATCTTGAATATATTCCGTTGGAACCCGGTGCTTGGGTAACACCAGCCTAAACGATTAAAATGGGGAGTGGGAGGTCACTCCCCTAATTGATCATATGCTCGAACAAGTAACATATCCATCAGCGATAGGTACGACTGACACGCCAGCTACGTTAACCGATGCTTATACTGGGAACCGAAGAACGCTTCATAATACGAAATACTTTCGTGGTGTTCAATTGAATTTCTCATATACACCAGCACAGAATAACGACATCTTGTATATCCAGATTGAGACTTCACAAGATGGCACGAATTTTCATCCTTTGGCGATCGGTGATTCTGCTTCTTCTGACGCGCAGGTTGGTATCTCCGCAGATGGTGGTGCGGATAGTGAAGAATCTGGTATCCCGTTGGTAACCCCGAAGGATGGCTCTTCAATTGCCGCGCAGGCTATTAATGGGTGGTGGTCCACAGAGAAATTCGCCGCTAAGTACGTACGTATTTCTGCAAAAGATACTGGGAACGGTGGTACGCTCCATCTACAAATAACGTTTTTCACGTAATATGCCAATTAAGATTGCCTGGTTTTCGGTATGCTCTATCATATTCCTCTCGATATCTGGTGTATTATTATTTAATCTTACACACGAAGGGACTTTTGGATTCTCCGAAGAATCAATCAAGCGTGGTAGTATAAATACAATTGGTAAACTGCAGAATGGATATCAGAAGGTATCTGTTTTGGGACGTCGAAACGTAAGTACATTAGAGTATATTGGTACTGGTGATGGGTGTTCTGCTGTAATCTATTCGACGTCTTCTTCCGTACCAAGTTATAATGCTACGTCAACTTCATTCTGTAATCCATAGTATGCCTATTCGAAAGGTTAAAGGAGGTTATAAATGGGGGAAACACGGTAAGGTTTATAAATCAAGAAAAGGTGCAGAACGTCAAGCAAGAGCCGCATACGCTAGTGGATATAAAGGGAAATGATATGAAAATTTTCAACAAGATTCCATCAAAAACTCTAAAATGGGTCTTGTTTGGATCGGCGATTCTTTTGAGTGTTCTAATTGCTAGCTTTGATTCAGAGAGGTTTGGATTCACAGGTTTGAATAAAACAAAAGGCGTAGGTACAGGTTCTGGGGCAACTTCTACTTGGTACGGTCCAATCGAATGGAGTAATGGAACTGGTACCAATTTATACATAAACAATGACCTTTTCGTTGGTGCTCAACAGGTCTGTCTCGAAGATGGGACGAATTGCCCGGGAGGCGTTGGAGTGCCTACGCTTCAACAGGTTTTGGACATGGGTGCTTCGGCGACGAATGCCGACGTATACTTTTTCGGCGGTGCTACGACCTCAAATTTGACCGCTACGGGCACGACATCCCTTCAAGGGGTATCTTTCACGAACGCCACAGGCTCCGATCTCTTTGCGACAACCGGGGGGTTTGATTCGCTAAATA